TGGAAACTTAGAGGGCACTGCTGAAGCGGGCGGTATTTTTGGCCCTGCGGTAGCGGGCGGTGGTTTGGTGCCGGATTCTGGAGCAAGTGTTAGCGGTATTCTGCCAAATGTAGTTAAAGATCCGAACCCAATCAATTATTACATGGGTCGCCCGACGAATATGACGACCGATGCTGAGATTGCAAACTTCGAGGCGGTTAATGACCCTAACGCTCCTGTCGATCCGGGCTTTTCTCCAAATCTTATGGGTGCAGGTCGTCGCCCGGTAGAACTTAACCCGATGGGTGTGGGTCCGGGTGCTCTTATGGTTCCTGATGCGATTGCTGGGATCAGCGATCAACCGGGCGCTGGTGAGATGCAAACTAAGCCCGTTGCTTCAACAGGAACTCCTCCGGTCGGGATACCGGACCCAGATATGACGCAACGTCCTATGCCGTTTAGCGGATTAGCGAGTTTAACTAAGCTGCCGATGTTTCAGGAGTTTGCAACGAAGTTGGAATCGGAGCATCCGGAGGCGAGTCAGTTATTCAGTCAGATGTTTATGGGGTCTTCTCAGCGTCCTATGCCGTACCAGAATCCTTTTATGGGGATGGGTATGGGTTCGTTTTACCCTATGATGGGCGGAATGGGCATGGGTATGGGCGGCTACAATCCTATGATGGGCATGGGTGGCGGTTTTAATCCAATGATGGGCGGCATGGGCATGGGTGGTTACAGCCCGTTTATGGGAATGAATCCTATGATGGGCATGGGCGGTGGTTTTAATCCTATGATGGGCATGAGTGGTGGTGGACTAGGTTCCTTTTATCCGCAGCCTTCGACATATGGTCCGCCGCAATCGATGCCGTCGATGGGTGGTTATCCGACGCCTCCGCAGAGCAGTCCGTTTGGTGGTGCGATGCGCGGTTATTATGCTTAGAGTTGAAGGAGAACTCGAATGAAGAAGTTTCAAGGTGGTGGCGGAGTTCCTCGTCAGACGACGATTGGTGGTCAGCGGCATGATTTGGCGTATATAAATCCGTTTGAGGCGGATTTATTGCGGTCATATGGTGGGAGTGGTGAGCCGGGTCCGGGCGGAGTTCCTGCGTATCGTGTTTATAACAGTAGTTATAACCCGAGCACGATTTCTCGGGATCGAACTCAAAGCACTGCATCGAGGCAACAAGCGGCAATGGATCGAGAGATTCAACGTGATGATAGACCTCGTCCTGCGGAGGAAACGACAGCACAGGCTAGGGCTCGTATGGATAAGGGCTCTAATCAGGGTCCAACTCCCGCGCAGGCGGCGGCGGCTCAAGCTGCGGCGGCGGCGGCGGCTCAAGCTGCGGCTGCTGCGCGAGGACAAGCAGGAAGGGATGCTGCTGCGGCTGCGGCAGCAAAGGTTGGAGCTCCCATGACCTCGGCGGAAAGGCAGCGAGAAATTGCGGCACGAGTTCCGACGTATAACGTGGGCCCAGCGAGTATGCGGGGACTGACGAGTAGACAGGGGCCGTCGAGTGACGGTATTATGGATACTCTTAGGAATATTCCGATTATTGGTGGTGTTATTAGCAACTATCAAATGGGGATTACCGCTGGGGGTCCGTTAACATCTTTAGAAGAACAGTATAGAAACCTTGTGGACTCTGGAAAATATACGAAAGAAGAAATTGAAGAATACATGGCGGCAACGCGACGAGGTATAGCTCGTCAGGAGGAAGAGATGTTTGGTGGTGGCGCTCGCCCCGCTGGGGATGACTCGATGCCGTATACGTTGCCCGCTGCTGCGGATCCTTGTCCGGAGGGATATCGGATGGATTCGGTGACGAACATGTGTGTTCCAGCGGATGATGTTACTGGCGGAACGCCTCCGACGGTGTTTCCGGTGTTTCCGGATTTAACACGCCCTGATCCGGTTGCGGTTCCGACGGTTGTTGGCTCTTCGGATTATACGCAGATGCCTGTTACGGGTGGGGTTCCACCGTTGTTGCCGGGAACTGGTGCGTTACCGATGCCTGATTTTAGTCGGGGGTTCATGCCAACAACCTATGGTGGTATGCCAACGGACATAGATCCGTTTAGGTAATGAATTTACAGGCATTACCTGAAGAAGCGTTAAAGGAGATCTTAGCCTTAACTGAGGCTAAGAAGACCTTGGATTTGAGGGAAAAGGCGCATGATCAGTTCATGCCGTTTGCTCATCATGTGTATGAGAACTTCATTGAGGGTCGTCATCACCGGGTTATTGCGGAAAAGTTGGAGCAGGTAGCGAGGGGCGAGTTAAAGCGGTTAATTATTAATATGCCGCCTCGTCATTCGAAGTCTGAGTTTGCCAGTTATTTGATGCCTGCGTGGTTTTTGGGGCGGAATCCGAAGTTAAAGATCATTCAGGCTACGCACAACACTGAGTTGGCGGTACGATTTGGTCGTAAGGTGCGGGATTTGATTGATGATCCTGCGTATAAGTCTATTTTTCCGGACACGAATTTGAAGGAAGACAACAAGGGTGCGGGTCGTTGGCAGACGGATCGTGGCGGCGAGTATTTTGCGGCGGGTGTTGGTGCTGCGGTAACGGGTCGTGGTGCTGATTTGTTTGTGATTGACGATCCGCATTCGGAGCAGGACGCTATGAGCGACAGTGCGTTCGACAATGCGTATGAGTGGTACACTTCTGGTCCTCGTCAGCGTCTTCAACCGGGTGGCGCGATCATAATTGTTATGACTCGGTGGGGAAAAAAGGACTTGACAGGTCGTTTGATTGCCGCGCAGGGCGGGGATGTGATGGCGGACAAGTGGGAGGTTGTGGAATTTCCTGCGATTATGCCTTCTGACAAGCCTTTATGGCCTGAATTCTGGGAAAAAGACGCATTATTGGGGATTAAGGCGTCACTTCCTGTAGGAAAGTGGAATGCGCAGTGGCAGCAGCAGCCTACGGCGTCGGAATCTGCGATTATCAAGCGTGAGTGGTGGAAGGATTGGGATAAGGAGAAGATTCCACGGCTGGATTACATTTTGCAGGCGTATGACACGGCGTTTTCGAAGAAAGAAACTGCGGATTACAGCGCGATTACGACTTGGGGGGTATTTAAGCCCGAGGAGGGTGGCCCTGATCACATTATTTTGTTGGATGCCCGTCGTGGGCGGTGGAATTTTCCGGAACTTAAGGAGATTGCGTATGAAGAGCACGAATACTGGGAGCCAGACATGGTGTTGGTCGAAGCGAAAGCGACGGGTACACCACTTATTGACGAGTTGCGGCTTCGTGGTATTCCGGCATTGGGCTTCTCACCGGGCAAAGGGAATGATAAGATAACGAGAATGCACATGGTTGCGCCTTTGTTTGAGGCTGAAATGGTTTGGGCCCCGATGCACGAAAAGTTTGCTGACGAGGTCGTTGAGGAGGTAGTTTCATTTCCTAATGGCGATCATGATGACTTTTGTGATAGTATGACCTTGGCACTGATGCGTTTTCGTCAAGGCGGGTTTATTTCGTTGAGTGGCGAGGACGAGGATAGTTTAGAATGGAGGCCCCGTAAGCGGGAGTATTATTAAAATGGCAAACAAAGTTACAAAAGAAGAAGCGCGGAAGGTTTTAAGAGAAGCCAAAGCAAAACGTAACCAAAAAATAAAAGACACGGGTGGACAAATAAAGAAGTCCGCCCAGAGGGTTGGGAGCTATACCATTGCTCCGTATCTTTTAAAGTCATTAGGGTTTGATAAAGCAGCAGATGCAGTGGGTTATCCTTTTGATGACAAAGGAGAAATGAGAGAAGGTTTTAAAAACGGTGGTCAGGTTCAAGGGACCAAGTTTAAAGGAACGTTCTAATGGCTTTACCACCTAACATGGTTGTGCCGGGGTTGGACCTCGATGACACAGCGGGACTTCCAGACGTAGAGATACCTATTGATGTACCGATGGAGTTTCCGGATGGTGCGGAGATTATTGAGGATGGCGAGGGCGGCGCGATTGTGCAGGCTATTCGTGAGGGGGAGATGGAGATCCCTGACGAGGCTATACCTTTTGACGCTAATTTAGCGGAGGTTTTGGACGAGGGCACGTTGGGGGAGTTATCTTCTGAGTTGCGGGCTTCGTATAACGAGGATTTGGATTCTCGTGACGAGTGGGAAGAGACGTATGTTAAGGGTCTTGATCTGCTTGGTTTGAAGACTGAGGAGCGCACGACTCCGTTTGAGGGTGCGAGTGGTATTACGCATCCGATGATTAGCGAGAGTGTTACGCAGTTTCAAGCTCAGGCGTATAAGGAGTTGTTGCCAGCGGGTGGTCCGGTTCGCACAAATGTTTTGGGATTGCAGAACGCGGAGCGAGAAGAGCAGGCTAACCGTGTAAAAGACTTCATGAACTATCAGATTACTGAGGTTATGGAAGAATATGATCCGGACATGGATCAGATGTTGTTTTATTTGCCCTTGAGCGGTTCGACATTTAAGAAGGTGTATTTTGATCAAACGCGGCAGCGGGCTGTTTCGAAGTTTATTCCTGCGCAGGATTTGGTTGTTCCGTATTCTGCTTCTGATTTAGCGACATCGACGCGAGTTACGCATGTATTGCGGATGGATGAGAACGACGTTCGTAAGATGCAGGTTGCTCAGGTTTACCGCGATGTGGATTTGCAAACGTCTTCGGATACGGAAGAGGACCCTGTTAAGCAGAAGGTTAACGAGCTTGAGGGGATATCTAAGAACTACAGCGATGATGTTCTGACGATCTTGGAGATGCACGTTGAGTTGGATC